CGCACACGAGGCTCTCGACGCGATGGACAAACCGTTTACGGTCTTTCGCATCGGCGGGAAAGACAACGTCTACACCGAGCAAGACGTACCGCGACCGCCCACCGGCGACATGCGCAACCTCATGATCATCGCGGCGACCGGGCTGGACAAAGCGATCACGATCGAGCGGTACGACACCGATGACAGGCAGCTGTCCGCGTTCGATCAGTGGCTGGCCGAAATGATGGGGGTCGCCGGCGCGGCCGGTGCCTCTGCCGAGGCACCGGCCGATGAGGCCTGATGTATCAGCCGCTCACCGGTAAAGCTCGCCTGTCTGTGCAAATGGCGACGGCGCGCGGCAACGTGTGGGAGGGCGCGGTCCGAGCGGCCAAGACTGTGTCCAGCATCCTGAAATGGCTAGAGTACACCCGGCAGGGCCCGCCTGGTCGGTTGCTGATGGTCGGCAAGACCGAACGCGCGTTGAAAGAGAACGTGATCATCCCGATTCAGGAAATGGTCGGGGAGTCCCGGTGTCGTTACCGAGCAGGTGCGGGTGAGCTGGACCTTCTCGGGCGCACGCTCGCTGTGGTGGGCGCGTCCGACGAGCGCGCTTCGGACAAGATCAAGGGCCGAACCCTCGCGGGCGCGTACTGCGACGAAATCACGACATATCCGGAAAGTTTCTTTCAGATGCTGACGACGCGGTTCAGCGTCAAGGGCGCGCAATGGTTCGGCACCACGAACCCAGCGTCGAAAAATCACTGGTTCTACAAGAACTATGTGAAACGAGCGTCCACATGGGTCGACCAAGCCGGCAAGATCCACCGACGCACCGGCGATGACATGCTGTCACTGCACCGGTTCTCGTTCACGCTCGACGACAACCCACACCTCGACGCCGAGTATCTCGCCGACCTCAAACGCATGTATACCGGCCTGTTCTTCAAGCGATACATCCTCGGCGAGTGGGTGCTAGCCGAGGGCGCCGTGTTCGACACGTTCGATCCCGAGCTGGGCGGCCAGCATGTTGTTGACGACCTACCGCGGATACTCCGATGGATCAGCCTCGGGATCGACTACGGCACAACGAACCCGTTTCACGCGGTTGTGCTTGGCCTCGGTGATGATGGCCTGTTGTATGTGGTGCGGGACTGGCGGTACGACTCCCGCAAGCAACACCGCAAACTCACCGACGTTGAATATTCAAGCAGGCTGCGGGCATGGCTGAACGGGATCGAGCATCCCAAGACCGGCGGCATGAAAGGCGTCCATCCCGAATGGACAGTCGTTGACCCCTCGGCCGCGAGCTTCGTGCAGCAGCTCTACCGCGACGGCTTGACCCCCCGCCTGGCCGACAACGAAGTGTTCAACGGCATCATGACCGTGTCTAACCTGTTCGCGCTGGGCCTGCTCAAAATCCATGTGTCCTGTGTGGACCTGATCGACGAAATCGCCGGCTACGCGTGGGACGATGAGGCCACAGAAAAGGGGCTGGATGAACCACTCAAGGTCGACGACCACGGGCCGGACGCGGTCCGGTACGGACTGCACACCACCCGGTCGTTGTGGATCCCGCACGTCGCGTGGCCGCGCGAGCCGGAACCGGTCGCCGCATGAGAAGGGTGCCCGGGCGGGCGTGGACTCGAACCACGTTCCCATACCGTTCGCCGCCCGGGCTGCGCGCGCACGGCCGCTATGCCCGGGGCCCCCTACCCGCTGCCGGCTACACGCTTTCCGCCGGAGTACAGAGCTACTGGTCCAGCGGCCCCGGATGTCATGCAAGGTAGCACGTTACGCGATTCGCGTAACTACGAACTAAGGAGCAACGTGACCCCCAAGCAAGCCGCGGACAACGCCGCGGACCTGATCGGCAAGGCCGAGGGATCGGCAGCCGATCCCGACCGCTGCCGGGCCTTGCTCGAATGCGCCGATCGGTGGCTGGCTCTGGCCCTCGCTCTTGCCAACGAACCCCGACTGATCGGAGAGGGGAACCGTGACTGACCAGGTCCCGCTCTCGACGCTCATGTACCGCATGCTGCAGCAGCGCGGCTCGTTCCGTAACGAACCGTTCGACGACGACGAACTACGGGCACTCGCCAAAGATCTGGCCACGCTCGCCGACCAGCCGGCGGTCACCGAGCCCGATCCGCTGCAGCCTGGGCCCGGGACCGTCACCGGCTACCGCAAACAGCAGCCGGGCGCGGTCGCCATGGTCAACGAGTTCAAAGACCTGGAAAACGCGATCGGCGACAAGATCGAGCAGCTGCGCAACGGTGTTATCTGGTCGCCGGACCAAACCAGGCCGGTCACGTACGACCCGGACCTACTCCGACGCGGCGCGGAGATGATCCAAACGGGGTTCATGCTGGTCAACCGCGCTATCTTTCAGCCAGAGTCCCGCCTCAAGCCCTAGGAGAATGATCATGACCGACCCGCAGACCGACCAGCCGGCCCCGCCGATGCCCACGCCGTGCCGATGGCTGCTCTACACCCTGACCGACGAGGACGCGCGCGCGATCAACAGGCGTCGGGCGGACACCGCACGGCACCGGCCGGCGCACGTGGAGAACGCCAACGGCGTACAGATCCACATCGGAAACGAGCACTATGCGGGTGACCAGCTTCCCATGCTCGTTGTGCACGTATGGGACGACGACCGGACGGTGAACGGGCAGGTGTTCCTCGACGGGAACGACACCCTGTGGAAAACCTCCGTCAAGCTCGGCGACGGGCCCGGCACGGCCATGTGGCCACCGAGGGTCTGATGGGCTGGTGGAAGCGCTGGCGGTCACGCCGCGCGTGCAAACACCACAACCCAGCCACTGGCCGCACGTGGATCAAGCAGGAAATTATCGACGGTGGCCGGGGAAAACGCTTCTGGTGCGCCGGTGACTCGAATATCGGCGCCAAGGGGTGCGGAAAGGTCTGGCTCACGTGAGGCACTGGTATGACATCGAGTTCATCGACGACGGTCACACGATCGACCTGGTATCGATCGGCATCGTCGCCGAGGACCACCGCGAGTACTACGCGGTATCCTCGGCGTTCGACGTGGACAAGTTCTGCTCTCGACAGTGGCTGATGGACAATGTCGCCCCCTCGCTGCCGCTGGTCCAATCTGCGGGCGGCTGGTACCTCGACATGGACAACGCCGCGGTGCGCCGACCCTCGGTGATCGCGCAGGAGGTGTCCGAGTTCCTGCGCGTGGGCCTGGACGACGGCGCCCAGGCGGAACTCTGGTCGTGGTATCCCGCTTACGACCATGTGGTGCTGGCCCAGCTGTTCGGTCCGATGGCCGACCTACCGAAGCACATTCCGCGGCGTACCAACGATATCGAGCAGGAAGCGGAACGCCAGCAGATCACCGGCCTGTTGCCTGAACCGCCGCTAGGCCTGCATAACGCGCTAATCGACGCCTGGTATCACCGGCAGTTGTGGCAGTTCGTGACCAACAGGCCGGACCTGGGATGACCGAACAGCCTTCCCGCGCCGACCGACGCCGGCCGGGTCACGAGAACCTGCCGGCAGTACCGGCCGTGCGCGGGAAAACCACCGGGCTGTTAGCCAGTCCGAACCCGCGGCCGCGCCAGCAGGTACCCAACGACATGCAACCGAAGCAGGTCGACCGCGCGGAGATCAAAAAACGGCGCAAGGTCTCGCGCCGTAACCGGCGAAAGAGGTAATCCCCATGCCGTTGCCTACAGGTACCGAGAGCGAAGCGAAAACTCCATGGCCGCCCACAGCGTCACAGCCGGCGTTCGACAAGATCCAAGAGTGGTCGGCGTGGTACGCCGGCGACCCCGACCAGCTCGAAACGATCTATCGGCGACTTGACCAGCGGCTGACCACCAGCGGCGCCGAGATCCGGCCCTCGCAGCGCGCGGCCGGCCTTGTCGGCGAGATTCTGAGCTGGATCAAGCGCACGTTCTGGGGTGCACCACCAGCCCGCACCGAACCGCGCACTAAGCTGCACATCCCGCTGGCCACAGACATTTCCCAGGTGTCTAGTGATCTCCTGTTCTCCGAACCGATCACCGTCACACACCCAGACAAGGCCACACAGGAAAAGCTGACCGAACTACTCGACGACACCATGCGCGCCCAGCTGATCGAGTCCGCCGAGGTCTGCTCCGGTCTGGGCGGGGTGTATCTGCGGTCCATGTGGGACAAAGACGTCTACCCCGGCGGGCCATGGCTCTCCCCGGTACACGCTGATGCTGGCGTGCCGGAGTGGTACGGCGGCCGGCTGCGCGCAGTCACGTTCACGCGCGTGCTGGCGGTCAACGGGTCCAAAGTGGTCCGACACCTCGAACGGCACGAGGTCGGCTCGATCGAACACGCGGTGTACGAGGGGACGGCGGAGTTCCTCGGCCGGCGGATACCGTTGACCGAGTTCCCCGAGACCGAGATGCTCGCGGACGTGGTCGACTCCGACAGCCGGATCGACACCGAGATCAAGCTGTTGACGGCCGTGTACGTGCCCAACCTCAAGCCGAACCGGTTGTGGCGCGACCAGCCCGCCAACTGTCACCTCGGCCGGTCGGATTATTCCCCCATCGAGGGCATCATGGATGCCCTCGATGAAACGTGGTCGTCACTGTTGCGGGACATCCGGTTGGGTAAGGGCAGGGTGTTTGTGCCCTCGGTGTATCTCGAAACGAACCGGCCCGGACAGGGCGCAGGGTTCAACGCCGAACGCGAGATCTACGAACAGCTCAACATGATGCCCGGTGCCGACGGTGGCCAGCAGCTCACCGTGGCACAGTTCGAGATCCGTGTTGACGAGCACCTACGCACGGGCGAGGCGTTGGCGCGGCACGCGATCGACACCGCGGGCTACTCGGTGCAGTCGTTCGGGATGGAAGCTGACGTGGCCGTGACAGCGACCGAAGTGGATGCTCGATACCGCAAATCGTTGGGGACACGGGACAAAAAGATTCTCTACTGGCGGCCGGGTGTGCGGGACATCCTGAGCGTACAGGCCGAGATCGGACGCGTCCGCTTTGGATGGTCGACCAACGGCAGCACACCGCCCATGGTCAACTTCCCCGAGGCGGTGCAGCCGGCCCCGGAAGAGGTCGCCCGCACGCTGCAGCTGCTCGACGCCGCGCGCGCGATCAGCGTGCAAACCAAGGTCGAGAAGGCCAATCCGGACAAGGTCGACGACACCGCGTGGATCAACGCCGAGGTGGCGAGGATCATGGAAGAAAACCAGCTCGGGAAGTTCGCCACACCAGACACGTTCACCGGCATGCCCGGTGATCAACCGTCCGGAGACAAGTCGCAGGATGTCCCGCCACAGAGGGAAAGTGCGTGATCACTATGGCCGCCGGTTTGCCACCTGTTACACAGCACAA